AAGACATCCAGCTCAAATTTGAACAAGAGTTTCTGAATGATTATGTGGTGGATTCCTTTTTGATTTCATCTCTATTCAGATCTATCATTTTTAGTGCTTCTAAATCTAAAATAAGGAACAATGAATTCATATTCAAAGATGAGGGAATTAAGGATATAGGTTACATTCTTTTTGAAGGATCTAAATTGACTTCATCCAAAGAAACAGTCAATTATGTTTTTGTAAAGAGATCACATGTTCTAACCGTAGATCTTGATAATCATTTTTTTTGCAACAAAACAGGAGATTATTTGTATTCTGATTTAAGATCTGAAACTTATGAATCAATCTTATACAAAGGAAATTTAGCAGAACAGTTATACATATCATCATTTCTTTTATATCTGAGAGGAATGAGTATCTACGAAACAAGAAAATTTTATTTCTCGATGTTTGATATGTTATTCTGCTGTGACACTGTTTCTAAAAACTACATGTCAATCATGAAGTATCTAACAGTGGTGAACTTTTCAGAATTTTCAAATAGTTTCAACCTGTTTAAGAAATACTTCTCAAAAGAAACTCCTTCAAGAATCAGTCAGATCTGTTTTGTGAGGAATGTTGTTAGAAACTACAACTATAATCTAGATCAGTATAAGTATAAGTTTGATATTTCAGCACTCAAGAATCCACTGGGTGTCAATATTAACATAAGAACTATGTTCGGTGAGACTAATAGTATTCTTAGCTATATAGAATTCTCCAATTTCTACACCTCAGTTTTTAAATCAACAACCAAATTCTCACATGATTTGAAATCTTTTGCAGAAACCATAACGAGGAACAATGAAGTTCTATACAAATCGAAATATTGTGATAAGTCTTTCTTATGTGATATTGATCCTGATCTAGAGAACAAATTCTACTCTCCTTTTGCCATAGTCAGATCTTTGAACATTTTTAAAGAATTTCTTCTAACATCAGGCGAAAATTTGGATACCATGTCAGAGAACATGATCAACTTTATAAAAAAAGAAATAATCAACAATTTTGAAGAGGATTTTTTCTCGAAGAAAAAATGTGTTAATTACAAATATTTTTCGAAGTCACAAAACTCTGAAGGAAAGATTCCACCCAAGATTAGACTTCTCAAATCATCAATAGAATTCATAGATGAGAACTTCCAAGGAATTGTTGATCCAGTGACTTTCTATAATTTCATATTAAAATCGTTGGAAGAAGATAGAAAAATTGATTTTTCTTCTTTCAAGAAAATAGTGAAAATCACCATTGTCTCAAAGAAAGAGCAATATGAAGGTTCCAGAGAAATATATCTATTAACCATTTTCTCCAAAGTTTGCAGTTTGATTGTTCAATATGCATTCAAATTTCTAAACCAGAAAACATTCAATGAAACTGTTGTAGAAAGTTTCGCTACCAAGATAGAACAGATAAAAACATCAACTTCTAATATCAATAAGACTTATGGAAAGTCTCAAGTTTTGTACATGAACGGAGATATGGGAAAGTGGTCAGGTCAAGACATATTTTCCAAATTTAAAACAATCTGTAAAGCTCTAAGTTCTTTAGGTATTTTATCTCCGGAAATAAGTCAGTTACTCTCCTTCTGTTTGGAGACTAACGAATCTTACGAAGCTTATTTCACGGATTCTTTAAGATCTTACGGAAGCAATCATTACTTTGACCCAGGAAAAGAAAGATTCATTTCGATGAAGCACAACTGGCCTCAAGGAATTTTTCATAATATATCATCTTTCACTCATGTTTTGGAACAGTTATATAGAAGAGAACTATTCACACTTCATCTGAAGAAAAATTATAACTTTACACTCAAAAAGGATTCATGGTTTCAGTTAGTACACTCTGATGACAAAAGTGAGATTATCGCTATTCCCGTAGAATATCATAAGGATTTTGTCAAATTTTCCACCATTGTTCCTAGATTTTTTGGTTTATTGACTTCAGAAACTAAAGATTCTTACTCTTATTTGATATCTGAGATGTTAGGCACTCACAATCTGAAAGGTCAACTCATAGCAAATCCTCTAAGATCTCTTTCTAATTTTTTCCAGCCTCTAAATGATGTTAGCTTCTCAGAAAACTATAAATATTGTTTAGGTAGAGCAGTAGCTTACTATGAATATTCAAATGATCTTGTTGGTTATCAAATGCTTGAATCAGTCTCTTATCACAAGCTGATTGAACACTACGGACTAGATTATTCTCTGGAATTATCATCTATTGATAACTTCGGAAGGTGTCTCAACCATCCCCTTGATTATAGGAAATTTTCAAATTTTGCAGATTACAATTTGAAATGTCTAGTAGGTACAGGTTCTGAAATGTTTAGACCTAGAATTTTTCACAGGCGCTTTATTGATTCTAAACTAAAAGATAACGTGGGACAAATACTATTCGGAAGAGATTACGAGTTAGAGATTAATGATGTATTATTATCAGAAGGAGTCCAGATACCTAGAGAAAAAGATAGCTATATTTCAAATCTTAAAAATAATATCATTCTTAATAAACTACCTCAGTTCAGAAATTCGGATCCTTATAATAATCTCTTCTTCTTTAAGAGAAAGAATGCTTCCAACCAGAGAATTATTCATAAGTCTTACATCTCAGATTATGTTTCTGTAAAAGAAACTTTTTTACTTTTCAAGCAGATTTGTTACAAATATCCTATTAAATCCAAACTTCCTGATCATTATCTTTATTCCAGTGACTGTCAGTTATCCGTGGCAAGTTCTCTTAATACTATTTATGAGATGAAAAAAATTATTAACAGGAGTTCTTTTGATCTTGACAATTTATCTCTAACCACTTTCAAATTTTTAAACACAGGCGTGAAAATTGATTATAATGATCTAATAAGAATGATAAAAAGAGATTTTAAATCTGTTCTGAGAACTTATAGTACTTATAAAAACAGATTTAGAATAGTTTCAGATACTAATTTCGTGATCAACTATTTTAAGCAGTACTCCTCCATTGATGATTTCATTATGAATAGGGATTTAGTTGAAACATTCTTATCTATGAATAGAAACTCTTCTGCAATACTATTCACAAATAAAAACAGTATAGATGAATGTAAAAAAGAAGATAGATTTTTGAAAGTTATTCACAAATCTAGGATTAGAGACATTCTCCAAGTGACAGGAGAGAGTATGAAGCTCTTCACCATCAATCCTTTAGTGAGTTTCAAATCTGAAATTGTTTCGAATGCTTATGACGTACTTTACGAGTTTAAAACTCTTATTAATGAAGTCTACATAGATAGCACCAAGGCAGAATTTTATTTCAACGAAATTAAAGTTCTTCTTAATAAAAATTCTAATCTCATGAGTCAGATAGTCTATTTACTCGACGATTATGAACTCTCGAGATTTCTCAAAGGATTCATCAGAAGAAGAGATTCTTTGAGAATAGATTTCAATAAGAATCTTACCCTAGAGGAAAAATTTGTTGATACAAATTCTAGATATATTTCTATAGCAGATACCGAATTTCTTGGTAAAAGATTGGTGATGATGCTTCTAATAGACAGAAGAAATAATCCTTCTGATCTAATAGTATCTCATGGGAAAGAAAGTTTCTCTTTGAGTAACAATTTAACGAATCTTCATAAGTTGATGATAGAAAAGAAATTGCCTAATCTAGTACCTATTGAGAGATCACAAATATTCGCAAAGATGCAGGTAGTGATAACTCATCTACTCAACACTTTTGGACATCACTGTAAATTTGAGAACAACACATTCATCTTAGAAAGGTCTTCTTTCAGAAAACCCACAATGAGACTATCTTTCCAGAAAGGAAAAGTATATATTGTTTCCTTTTCTAAGGAAAGTTCCACAATCTATAGATACAAGGTGAATCCTTTCGAAGATACATCTAATTTTGATCTTCTAACTAATATGAATTCAGTACTTATCTCAAGACCGTCTGATAGATATTTTGGAATAACAAACAAGAATTTTGTCATGACTCCTAGCACTCCGAAAGGTACATTCAAACTTATTGATAAAATCAAAATAAACTTAACAGAAGAACAAAAAAATTCTATAAGAGAATTAGTGTCTTCTTATTTAGAATCTCTCTCTTATGTAGAAAATGTGAATGATGCAAAGTTATCAATCGTTGAATCTTTAAAATTGAGTGACAAACTTGAAAAGAATTTTATTTATATAGATTCTAAGTTGGAGAATATTATCTATTCAGGAGAATCGTGTTATTTGGTGTTTTCCAAATCCCCGATTAAAGTAGACGACAATTTCAAGATATCTAAGAATTTCGGATTCACAGATATAGTATCTTTTGGTAGAAGTTATGATCTCTCTCATGATTATTTACTGTCTTCTCTGAGCTCCAAAGCGGTCTTCATTCTTGATCAGAAGGACGTTCTAACAAGTCTTCTCAATCAGGAAGAGTTGCTTTTTAAGAAAGAAATTTCATTTCTCAAATTTCTTTTATCCAGTAATGTCAAACTAAG